ATATGGACTTGAGAGATACCACTACAAAAGATAGTGGAGGATTTCAAGACAATGAGGGTGGACTTAGGTCTTTTGAATTATCTACGGATGCTTTGCAAGATGTTAACGCTGATTTAGACTTTAAAGAGTTCTTTGATGATATTAACTCTCGTAGCGAAGTTATAGTAAGATTTGCAGAAAGAGGTTCAGGTCAAAAATGGGAAGGTGTAGGAATTGTTACAAGTGCTTCTATGGATGCAGGAGTCGAAGAGAACACAACCTATTCTGTTTCAATAACAGGTACAGGAGTAGCAACTCAAGATGTGTATTAACAACAACAACAATTAAAATAAATTATGAAAAAGGTAGAGTTAGGTGGTCAGAATCGACCAATAAGATTTAGTTATTTATGCTTAAAAGCAATTTGCAACAAGTTGGGATTAAAGCTAAACGAGTTAAATCAGTTAGGTTCTGAGATAGACCACATTGGAGTTATTGCTTATTACGGTTTAAAATACGGAGCTAAGAAAGATGGTCAAAAGTTTGCTTATAAAATAGCTGACATCGAAGAGTGGTTGGATAACGAAGACTTCTCTAAGATTAATGAAATCTTCGAAGCGTTTCAACTAGATCAACCTCAAGACGAGGGAAAGTAGTTGAGGGAGAGGAGATAGATTCTGAGGAGGGAGATATTGACTGGGATAAGCTAGAAGAGATTGGTTTAGGGTTGTTGGAGTTGAGTTATAATGAATTATATAGTTCAACTCCACGCTCCTTTAATAATCGCTTAAACGGCTTTAAAAAGCATCAAGAACAGATGTCACAAAATCAATGGGAGCAAACTAGAATTATATTAATGGGATGTTTGCAACCTCACTCTAAAAAGAATCTTAAACCTAAAGATGTGTTACCTCTTCCTTGGGATGAAAAGTATAAGCCTAAAAAAGAAATAGCTACAAAAGAACACATACAAAAAGTACTAGAGAAGTACGAAAAAATTAAGTTCAATAAAATATAAGAAATGAGCGCATCTGTAAAGACCATCTCGATAATTGTCGCAGCTAACATTAAAGGGTTAGAAAAAGGAATGGGTAAAGCCAATAAAAGTATGGCTAAATTCGCTTCTAATGCGGCTCGTACAGGTTCTTTACTTTCTTTTGCTGTTACTGCACCTTTAGTAGCTTTAGGTAAATCCGCTATGGACACATTTGTTCAGTTTGAAAACGGAATGGCTAAAGTAGGAACGGTTACAAACGCTACTACTGATGAACTTAAAATGCTTACATCAGAAGCAAAGAGATTAGGTTCTACAACGCAATTTACAGCATCTCAAGTCGCTGAATTACAACTTAGTTTAGGTCGAAAAGGTTTTGATCCTGAAGCTATTAAAAATATGGAGCAATCCGTATTAGACCTTTCCTTAGCAACAGGTGAGGATTTAACTCTAGCAGCAGATGTAGTAGGTGCTTCTATAAGAGCTTTTGGTAAAGATTCTTCGGAGGCAGCACAAGTAGCTAATACACTAGCTTTAGCATCAGCAAACTCTTCCATAAAACTAAGTACATTTAGTACAGCATTTGCTAACGCAGGTGCTTCTGCAAGTGCAGTAGGAGTAGATTTAGAAGAGTTATCTGCTATGATGGGTGTCCTTATGGATAGTGGTATTAAAGCTTCTAAAGCAGGTACAGGTCTTAACTCTTTATTTATTACCCTAAAAGAAAAAGGTATTAGTTTATCTGACACTTTAGATATGTTATCAGAGGGTCAAATGGGCTTAGATAGGGCAACAGCTATAGTAGGTAAAAACTTTAGTAAACAACTACTAATACTATCTAAAAATAGAGATAAAACAAAAGAACTTACAGCAGAGTATAAAAACAATACTACTGGGTTAAGTGATATGGCTGATAAAATGGGTGGAACTACTCAAGCCAAAATTAAGAGGATGTCATCAGCTATTGAGGGGCTTCAATTAGAGTTTGGTGCTTTGATTGCAGATGCTCTTACTCCTTTGATAAATAAAATAACAGAGTTAGCTTCTAATTTTACAAATTTAGATGATGAAACTAAAAAAACTATATTAACCATAGCTGGTATTGTAGCAGTAATAGGTCCAGTCTTAATATTAATAGCAGGAGCAGTTTCAACTTTTGGTATGTTAGGAGCAGCTATAGGGGCTTTAGTAAGTCCTATAGGTTTAGCTGTAGCAGCTTTAGTGGTATTACCTATTGCTTTTAAATACATAATAGATAATTGGGAGGCATTTGCTGAAAGATTAGGTGATTGGAGTTGGTGGCGAAACGCCATTATACAAGTTCTTCAATGGACATTAAAATATAATCCTTTTAGTGTAATATTAAAAGGCGCACAAGGCTTATACGATTTTTTAGGTATAGAAGCAGAAGTATATAACCCATTTGATGAGTTAGCAGAGAGTCTTGAAGGTTTAAAGGTAGAAACAAAAGAGTATAAACACGAGTTTGGTGACGTGATGGATTCCATTAAAGATGGAATGAAAAACCTTGATATTTCTTTACCTAATATATTTGGAAATACAGGTGGTGGTAATAATCAAAAAAAGAAAAAAAAGGAAGATAAACAACAATTCGTTAAATCACCTTTTGATTTTAGTAGCGAGTACGAACAATATTTATTAGATTTAGAATCGGCTAAAGTAAAGACTCAAGAGTGGTCTAATGCAATGAATGAGTTTGGGCTTAGTATAGCCACAAGTTTTGCTGATTCTTTTGCAAGTGTACTTGTAAGTGGTGGTAATTTATTGCAAGGTTTAGGTCAAATTTTCGTAGATTTAGGCAAGCAAATTGCTTCTATGATAATAAAAGCAGCAGTATTAGCAGCTATATTAAGCCTTACAGGTCTAGGTGGTACTGCAAAGGCTTCAGGAGGTATATTCTCAGGTGGAGCAGGATTTGGTGATATATTAAAAGGAATGATGGGTGGAGCTTTTGCTGAGGGTGGAAGACCACCTGTAGGCAAGATGAGCCTAGTAGGAGAGAGAGGTCCAGAATTATTTGTTCCAGGTTCTAGCGGTACAATTATACCTAATCACGCAATGGGCGGTGGCGGAGGAGCAGTCATCCCCGATGTAAGAATAACAGGAGATGATTTATTAATAGTATTCGATAGAGCGCAACGAAGAAAAGCAAGAAGATAAATTATGGCATTTGGAAAGATTAGGAATACGATAATACTAGGTGAAGCAGGTAACACTTGGTATGTCGAACTTTGGAAAGATGGCTATACAGGAAACTCTACAGAAGCCAATTTATATGGTGAGGGCTTTGAGGTCAAGTGGAGTGGTCAAGGTGATACAAGAGAAAAAAGATTTCTTGAATCGGAGTGTGTTATAAAGATTAATGTTCAAAATGATTTGGATGAAGCTTTATTATATAACATATTTAATAGTGGCGATAGAAAGTATTTTGTAAGAATATATAAAAACGGAGAAACCTCTAGTGACGTTTGGTGGTGGGGTTGGGTGAACCCATCTTTTTCTGTAGTTCAAAATATGCCATACCCTTATGATGGCACAATAAAAGCTACTGATTCTATCGGTACATTTTCTAAGCAAGTAGAATCTGATATGACTCCTGCAGAGCTTAACGGATCGTCAAATATAACAAATCACATAAAAGATTTTGGAGATGCTTCGGGGCTTTATAATTGGGAATCTAGTTCGGGTGTAAGCAATGTTAGTCCAGCTCCTGATAGTATTAGTTGGTTTAGTACTTCTGTTAATTGGTGGCGAAGTGGCGACACATACCAATCGGCTGACCCTTTTTGGTTGTACAGAACAAGTAAAGCTCCTTTTAGAAAAAAGGTAGACCAATTCCCTAAAAAATACAAAAAATACGATGTATTAGAGGGTTCTTTAAAAGTTTTTAATTCTATCGGGTTTATGTCCGATGGTAAATACAGATTTATTCAACCAAACATATACCAAAACAATACATCGGGAGATTTAAGATTTTACGATTATGCTTTAGGTAATTACGAAGACACATCACCTACTACTACAAATCATTTAGTAATTTTAGATGGAACTATAAATGCAAATAGAGGTGCGGTTATGGGTGGTTCTAGTATTACATACGAGCCTCCTTTTAAAAACGTAATAGCTAATTTTAATAGTGGTGCGCCTAATATAGAAATACCGACAGACCCTAATACAGACTTCTCTATATATCAAAATATTGGTAGTATGCAAGAAGACCCAAGTAATCCTAATGGTGGTTTGAATGTATCTTTAAATTTATGGAATAGAGAAGATTTGAGTGCATCAGTTGTAGATGCAACTTTAAATGTAAATGGTTATGCTTTAGCAAATCATAGAGTTAAAACTCAATTTGTTTGGCAAATAAAAATAGATGACGGAACAAATAGTCACTACCTTTCAAGACCTGGAACTACAGGTGATGCTACTTGGGTAACTACCGAACCTGCTTCGAACATACTACCTGTTGGGTATCAAACTGAGTTTACTAATTCATCAGCAAATGATTCAACGCCTTGCGATGTAAATCTTCAAGGTGGTAATGTCAATCCATATTATAAAGTTACAAGTAATAAATTAATTACTTTTGATGCTCCCTTACCACCGATAACAGGTGCTGTATCTATTAAATTAACAGCAACTAACACTTATTGGCAATGGAGGCAAACCAACAACGATACACTTGATTTAACTTTACCAATAAGCCAACCTACTTTTCAACAAACTTATTATTTTGAAGCATCTGATATAACCGACTTTGATAGTATAGCTTTAAATGATGCACAAACAGGTATTAATTACTTAGCAAACAATATCGATAATACAGCACAAGAAGCATTTGATTTTGGCGATATACTTATAGGTAATACAGGTCTTAATGAATCACAAAACAGTCAAAACTCAACTAACGTACAATATACCGATAGTAGTGGTAACATCGAATCAGCTATACAAGGATTTCGAAAAGGTAATACAGGTAGTTTTTATAACATAACTCAATTATTATGTAGGGATTTTTTATCTTTTCAAATTCAACCTTTAGAGATACTTCAAGCTGATATATTTAGTCCTGATATTTCACCAATCAAACTATTAAGGTACAGCATAAATGATGACCTTAACGATAAATACTACACATTTATGGGTGGTACTTTTAAGGCTCAAAGTGATACTATGAGTGGTGAGTGGTACAAAGTAACGGAGGATAATAATTTTACAGACCAAGAAGAAGATGGTATTCCGTCTTGGAAGTCGTTAAGCGAAGTGAATCAGGGTAGCATAGATAGTCTAGGCTTAATAGGCGTGAATATCTCAACAGCTAACGCTATTGGAACAGCTACAGCAGAAATACCAACAAATCAAATTATAAATAAATTCAACTTTAGCGGTACAAGTTCTTGTAAAGTTTATGATAATCAAAAATTAATAATTAGGTCTTTATATGACAGTTATTATATGATTGTCACAGTTGATGGCGACCAAGCAGCGGGTGTTAGTAGTATAAATATAGATAACATTACTACAACAAACGCATTCCCAATAGGCTCTGTTTTATCCATACTAACAAATGATTTAACCAACGTAATTACAGGTGGTGGAACTCCAGGAGGTAGTAATACGGAAGTTCAATTTAACGACAATGGTTCTTTCGAGGGAACAGATTTAATTAAAATAACGGCATCTAACGAGATA